TACATCTAATCTATGTAGTCTCCATTTCTTGACAACCTTATAGACTATGTAGATAGGTATTGCACCGTCTGCAGTGTTATACACTATTATACACCTCCTGACCAATCTGTCAAGTACTAAATATATTTTTTTAATATTATTACACTATTATGCATTATTTACTTGACAACATTCATATATGGTGTATAATAGAAGGTAGCACTAAAGTAGAAAACAGTTTACATTCTATCAAACCTTATAGTACATACAAATCTGGAATAGTAACGTTACTTCTACTTACTGCTACGAAATTACACAAGAGTTTGCGTAGGCAACATTCCTCCTCCCTAGTACTGGCGCAATTCATAAGTCGCATACTGTATTTAGGTTTAAGAGAGAGAGCTTTGGTTGCCTACGCAATGCTCTATCTACTACAAGGTCACATTAGATTGAGTCTACCATCCACTGCACAAAAAGACAAGAGAGAACTAACACCAAAGCAAGAAAAGTTTCTTGACGAACTTATGGTCAATGGTGGTCATGTCAAGAATGCTGTTGCTGCTGCTGGTTACAAAGAACAGTCTCGTAGTTGGTTAACACGATCACTACGTGACGAAATAATAGATCGAACACGCAACATGCTTGCTACTAACTCTGTTAAAGCTGCAAGTCGCATAGTAGAAGGACTTGACGCAGATGGTACAACCCCTCTTAATCAGATGGATCACAGACTTAAAACCGCAGAGACAATACTCGACAGAGTGGGCCTCGGAAAGAAACAACAAGTCGAAGTGGAGGCAAATGTTATGCACGGTATTATCATGCTTCCCTCCAAAGATAAACAAAAAGAAATAATCATAGATCAAGAGGAAGAGATATAGTGGCTAAAGACGAGTTATACATTAGAGGAAGACCAGCATCGCAATATTTTTCAACTAGCGGTGCTTCAGGTAATAAACCTAGAGAGCCTGAAAAACCAAAAGAGATACTTCCTGCAGGAGATAAGCTATACATTCCATCTCACATGTTACGTAAGACAACTAAGAATTACAGTAATTCTACTCGTAAAGCAAATTTTAAGGCAACCTAGGTATGGCTAAAAGAGGACTATACGCTAATATACACGCAAAGAAAAAACGTATCGCTGCAGGAAGCGGTGAGAAGATGCGTAAGGTTGGAGCTAAAGGCGCACCTACTGCTGCTAACTTTAAACGTTCAGCTAAAACAGCTAAGATGAACAAAGGCGGTAAAGTAAAAGTATCTGCAAGTGTTAAGAAGATACCTGCACAACTTAACAAAGCAAGTAAGCTACACGCCAATCAGTCAAAGAAGGTAGCTAAACACATAAAACGTATATCACGAAAGTAACAATGGCAAAAAACAAACCACACTACTTACCAAATGGAAAAGCCTACACTGGTCCTACTCATACAACAAAGGGTAAACTCATGACAGGCGCAAAGCACAGCAAGACCAGTAAGATGCTTTCTCACGTTAAGCCAAAGAATAAACGAACGTGATTATACTTACAATTATAGCTTACACTGTATTAACTGTGAATATTATAGACATTGCAAAGGTAATAAACTAATGGCTAAAACTTACGCCAAAGGATCTGCACCCCGTAAAACCAAACCAACACCAAAGGGAGAAATAAAAACCGCAGGTGTAGGTCTTGTAGGTACTGCTGTTGGTGCAGGGCTTATAGCCGCACCTGCTCTTGGATACTATTTAGGAAGTACAATTAAATTAGTAAAAGATAACTATAAGACTTATAAGAAAAATCAGAAATCCCGTAAAGAATTGAAAGAGCTGGACCAAGAAGATAAAGACGCTGGAAAATAAATGGCTCGACCAAAGCTAAAACCTGGAGAGAAGGGTCGTTACCACGTATCTCGCACAGTACAAAAGAAACGTGAAGTACAAAGAGAGCTAAAGTCTGCAAAGAAACGGCAAGATACTGTAGTAAAACGAATAGAAAAGCTCAACAACAAAGAGCAAGACCAAAAGAAAGGTCTAAGTTTAGCAGGAAGTGGCGGTACAACCACCGAAGAGTTCGTAAAGACACTTCCTAAAGACATAAGAGACTCAATAAAAGACAGCACAGAGGTCATCTTTACACCCAACAAGGGTCCACAGGTTGATTTCTTGGCAGCACCAGAGAAAGAAGTGTTATATGGTGGTGCTGCAGGTGGAGGAAAGTCCTTTGCCATGCTAGTAGATCTACTACGTTACGCTGGAAACGGCAACCACAGAGCCTTATTGCTACGTAGGACGCTATCAGAGCTAACAGAGCTAGTAGATCAGTCAAGAAAGTTGTATCCAAAGGCATTTCCTGGAGCAATCTTTAGAGAATCTAAGAATACTTGGTCCTTTCCAAGTGGCGCAACAGCGTTATTCAGCTATGTAGATAAAGATACTGACGTTACACGTTATCAAGGACAAAGTTTTACGTGGATAGGGATAGATGAACTTGGACAATACCCTACTCCTTATGTTTGGAACTATCTTCGTTCACGATTAAGGACAACAGACCCAAACATAGAGACATATATGAGAGCATCTGCCAATCCTGGAGGTATAGGAGGTTGGTGGATCAAGAAAATGTTCATAGACCCTGCAGTTCCTAACGATCCTTACTGGGCTACGGACATTGACACTAAAAAGATACTGAGATACGGGCCTAATCATCCGTTACACGCTAACAAACCTCTATACCAACGTAGGTTTATACCTGCAAGACTAACAGATAACCCATATTTGATGGAAAGTGGCGAATATGAAGCAATGCTTCTGTCACTTCCAGAAGTAGAGCGAAGAAGACTACTAGATGGTGATTGGGATGTTGCAGATGGTGCAGCATTCTCAGAATTTGAGAGACACAGACACGTTGTTGACCCTTTTGAGATACCACACAACTGGCCTCGCTTACGAGCAGCCGATTATGGTTATGCTGCTCCTAGCTGCGTACTATGGGGCGCAGTAGATTGGGACGGAACAATATGGATCTACAGAGAACTGTACTCTGCTGGCTTCACAGGCGAAAGATTAGCTCAAACTATTAACGCCCTAGAGGAAAATGACCCATTAATGCAGATATCTGTACTTGATGGAGCTTGTTGGTCAAACCACGGTACAGGACCAAGCATAGCAGAGTCTCTTATACGTAATGGTGTACGATTTGTCCCTGCAGACAAGCACAGACTAGCAGGAAAGATAGAACTACACAGAAGACTTGCAATAAACGAGCGTACAGACGAACCAAAGCTAAAGATGTTCTCAACCTGTACAAACCTAGTAAGAACGCTACCTACTCTTCCGTTATCAAAAACAAATAGCGAAGACGTAGACACAAAAGCAGAAGATCACGCTTACGATGCACTAAGATACATGTGCATGACAAGACCTACAGGTTTACCACAACATAACCTGTTTAACCAGATCAAAAGAGAAACGTTTCAACCAGCAGATAGTGTATTTGGATACTAAACAGTGGCAGACGAAGAAACATTACCAACAAAGTTACCTTCATTAGAAGGAGAAGTAATAGCTCCAAGCAGTAGGCAAGTTGGTCCTGTTGGAGCAGTTAATGATATAGGTCCAAATTACTTTGGAGTGAGTATTCGTGATGCTATTAATGCTAAAAGAGAAACGGTATCAGATGCTACAATAGATTCTTACGAAAGAACTGTTAGTAGATTAGAAAAGATGGGTTTTAATACAACAGCCGATCTTTCGACTATAAATAATCATCAAGCTATGGATGAAATAATTGACAAGGTATTAGAAAACAAAAAAGAGTATACGCCTAACGTCAAAGCAAGACTTGGATCAGATATAAAAGCATTAATTGAAGCTCATCTTCCAGAAGGAGTAGCCAACGCTGTTCAGTCTTTTGAAAAGAAAGCACGTACAAAGACTAAAACTAGATTATTTGATTTTACTGTTCAGAGAGCAGCTAAACCTTTAATTCTTCCTGAATTTGATGTTTTCAGCAAAGCTATTCATAAAGGAATTATGAGCATACCTGACAAAGAAACAAGGGTTTTTGCTCTTACGAAACTTCTTAGCGGTTTACGAGATACAGATATAACTGGCATAAGGATTGAACCTGCAGAAAAAGGAAAAGAAGTAGCATATCTAAGATCTTCAACAAAGTCATTAGCTTCTATTAGTAATAAAGGTAGACCTATTGATTATAATCTTGGAAGTAATATTTTCGCTATCCTAGATGATTTAAGACAAGATGTTGTCGAAGCAAAAGTAAACAGAGAAAAGTTATTTTCAAAATCACCAGCAACAATGAAAAAAACCGTACAAGATGCTATTAGAATCTCTTTAAAGGAAGCAGGAGCAGAAATAATAGATACAAGAGGTGATAAAGTAGTACCTTTTACTTTAGGAGCTTTAAGAAAAAATATATTCGACATAATTGATGAAGAAGAAAGTTTAAGAGTTGCAAATCAAGTTTTAGGACACTCTGTAAAAGATACAGGTTTAAACTATTACAAACCTGGACGTAAAGGACGTATAGGCAATGTTGCAAGTGCTATGGATACATTCTTTAATATTTACGCTAAAGAGGTTGGATATGACAGTCCTAAAAATTTACTTAAAGTTTACGGTCTTGAGAGAGCTTCTTTAACTGTTCCTGATACATTAAAAGTAAATCCAGCAGTATCTAATGTACAAAGCACAGCTTCGGATGCAACAGCTTCTTTACTTGGTCCTGCAGAAGATTCTGAAGCTCTTGCTAAAAGAATGGAAACATCAGCAACAAGAATAGAAAATGCAGCAACAAGAATAAAAGATGTTTCGCCTTCAACAACAGCTGAACTACTAGGAGATCCTGTACCCGAAGAGCCTAAACCAAAACTAGCAAACGTTTCAGACGCTGACTTAAAAGATATAGGCTATTCAGATAGTGAAATAGCAAACATACAAAGTTCAGAAGCTTCTGGAAATTACCTTGAAGCAGAACAAACAAGAATAGAAGCAAAAGAAAGAATGCGTCTTGAAAAGATGGAGTCTGCAAAGAACAAGATTTCTTCTTTTATGAAAAGTGGTGCTGCTAAAAAACTAGCAATAGGTGCAGCAACAACAGCAATAGGCATAGGTCTCACAGGAGGAGCTAAAGCTGCAGACGTTGTCTTAGATATAGCACTTGATCCTACTAACATGGGTGGAACAGCAGAAGATGCTTCAACTGCAGACCTAGAGAGAGGAGTAGCAACAGGCGAAGCTCTTCCAAGAAGCGGGTCTTACAGGGCTAATGAACAAGAACTTCAAAGCATGCAACGAGAACTACAGGGAAGAAAAGACTCTGAAGTGCGAGGCCAACAAGTTATGGATACTACTCCTGCAGGTAGCTTTGCCAGACAACAAGCACAACAATTTAAATCTACACTTGTAGATGACTACGAAGGTTTTATACCTACAAGATAATTTCAACCAACCAACTAACCAACAAGGAACTAAACTATGCCATACGGTAATCCACAAGCATACAAGTCAGGCTACATAATGGGCCAAATGTCTAAACACGGTGAAATGTCCGATGCAAACGAAGCTCAACTCTATCGTGAGAAGCCTGAGTTTACAACTAAGATTGA